ACCATTCGAGCAAGGCGCCAAGCGCCAGCTCATCGAGCGCCGTCTTGACGGTCACGCTGTTGAGGAACGACAGCGCCGGGTCGTACGAGAGCTTGCTCGAAGCGATCGCATTGACCGAGACCGCGAGGTCGTTCGAATTCTCGCCCTCGGCGACCGTGAACTCGGCTCCGAAGTCGATCGAAAGAACGTCGCTGACGATGCCGACGTTGGCGCGCTGACCAGCGATCTGGCTGCGGAGGAAGTGTGCTGAACTTGAAGTCGCCATCATGTCCTCCGATCAGGCCACGTTGTAGATGTTGAACATGCAGCGCCACTGCGCGCCGTCCCAGATCAGGAAGGCCGCCGCGTCCGTCGTGTCGAGCGTGAAGGAGCCGAACGTGACGTTGTCGGTGGCGAAGTCCCCGTCGAGCGGCATGAGTGTCACACGCGTTCCGCGATCTGCCACCGTGAGTCCGGAAGGCAGCTTGACGCTGAACGGGGTCCCCGCGCTGACGTCCAGCCAATACTGGCCACCCGGCAGCGTCTGGTATCCGTCGTCGGTCTCGTCGAGGACGACCGTCTCGGCAGCGTTGGTGCCGCGCTCGAACGACATCAGGCGTCCGCCGAGATCGTACATCTGCGCGATCGGGGACGACTTGTTGATCGAGTCCTTGTCGAAGTCGACAAGCGCCACTCCGGCTGCCTTGCGGGCGAAATCACTGGTTGACATGTGCTGCCTCCGTCGACTGAGCGATCAGTGTCGACGGCCAAGCTATCATGTCACCAGATGACCACGGAAAAGCGTCACAGGGATCGGTCGGAAGGGATCGATACGGCAGCCGCTGCCCCCTCCGACGCTGTCACGCTGCCGATCGCGTTTGGCACGTACGGGATCGGGGTATACGGAACAAGCGGGAACGAAACGGTGGTAAGAAGTGCGACCTGTGCGCCAAGTCGGCTCATCTCAGCGCCGAGGTGTACTCCGATCCGATTGATCTCCGCGATCAGGATGTTCGTCTGATCAGCCCACGGATTCGATAGCACCGGATGCTCATCCGAGCGGCCGTCACGGCTCACGGCGAAAGTTCCATCGCCAGTGAGGTGCTCCCTGATGTGGCGGTCTTTCGCCGGGGCGTGGCGGATGTCTCCGATAGGATCGATCGTCGTGAACGCATCACCGACGCGTGCGATGAAGCTGTCGTGCGCGAGCTGGAGCGGCTTCGTATTTTCGGTGTCGACCGCGATGGCGATGAGATCCATGAAGACGTGAGCGATCGGCCCGAGGACGAACGGCAGCTTGCCGTGCGGCCTGAATAGCAGCACCTGTGCGCCAGCCCCTGCGTCGTCCGGTGACGACGTGAAGGGGTCCAGCGACGCCTTCAGAGGAATGTGGACGAAGAGAGACTCTCCACCACCTCCGATCGACATGACCGGCAGTCCAGTTCGCGGCATGCCGCCAACGCCAGCGATCGAGACGTCTGCATAGGGACGCCCATCAATGACGTAAGAGCGGGTGACGATGGCAACTTGAGGCGTCATGTCTTCCTCGCATGCTGATTCCGGTTTCCGCGCTTGGGGTGAGCGTATTCAGCGATTGCGCGATCGATCAGGTCACTTGCGTACCGATGGCCATACGCCTCGACGTACACGCCAGACCAAACTAGCCGGCGCTTCAGCCATGCGTAGGACTTGCCGCGGACGTCCGCTGCCATCCTGGCTGTCTCCGTCTGACACCAGGCTTCGACGGCATCCAATGCCGACGCTCGGTCGATGTGTGTCCTCTTCGTTCCCGTTCCGACGCGTGTCCGCACAGTGACCTTCTTCCACCGCAGGATGCGCAGAACTCGCTCACGGTCGAAACCGGATGCATCCGCGACACCCTGAAGCGTCGTCCAACACTCGCGCTTGTAGAGCCCGAGCCTGGTTGCGCGCAGGTGGACGGCCTCTTCTGAGCGCTTGAACCGTCGCGCCATGACAGCCAGGCTGCACTCACCCCATTGCATGGTGAGCGACTTCTCCTCTTCATCTGTCCAGCGGGTCCTGGCTCGGATCATACGTCGTTTCGGTCCTGTCCATCGCAGAACGGCTGTTGCCCGAGCACCTGCATCACGTTCGGAACCAGCTTCGACACCGGGTGCATGGCAGGGTCTCTCGTTCCATATCCGGTCAGCCCGCCGTACTTGATACCGCCTTCGCGCTGGTAGTATTCGTAGACGGTCGGCAGTTGTCCTCGCAGCTTGGCGTTGCACGCTGCGACTGCCTGCGCGAGCGTTAGGTGATTCTCATCGCTGGCGGCCATCTCCAGGTCGTCACGACCATCACCGTTTGTGTCGAGCGCGAAGTATGGCGACGGGCCGACTGGAGGATGGCGCCCGAAGGCGTTGCGGAAGTCGTAATGCGACCCGCCGCTACCACCGAGCGGGTACGGTCCTGGCACCAGCTCTCTCGAAGCGCTTCCGGCTTGTGATGGCTTGATGCCTTTGATGCCATTCGCCGAGATGTTCAGGTACAGCCCACGCCCGCCGTTCGGGATACGCATGGCGTCCGCAAGCCAGTACATGCTGGCCCAGTTCTGAAGCACTCCAATGGGCGATCCGCCGACGAACACCGTATAGTCGAACCCGGCCCCGCTTGAATGGTTTAGGTTCGGATCGATGGACGATGGCGCCCGATAGTTCGTCGTAACCGTGACGCGCGCTGAGCTGTCGATCGACTGCCAGTAGTATTCGATGACGCGGGCGCAGGCCGCTGCGACCTTGGCGTTCATGCGAAGAGAGTCGGTGCGATGTTCGAGGATCGACTTGTCCCACTTGCGATTGAGCGCCCAGTGGAGAAGGCCGTCTGGAATTTTCGACTCCACAACTTCCGTCATCTTTGACGGGAAATGGAATAGGCGCACCCCTTCGGAACAGGCGAGCTTGACGGCGGACGGGGCTGGCGTCTTGGCCGCTTCTGGCGTAGCTTCCGTGGTCGACTTGTCGATCACCACTTTCGGCATCTCGATCCCTTGGTGCTTGGCCTTCCTATCGCCCCACAGTGCGCGCGAGAATCGGATCCTGGTCGACCCCGTGATCGCCGTATCCACGACCTCGATCGTCTGCGTTACGTGCTCAGCGTAGGCGCTGAAGACTGGAATGCGCGGCACGTTCTTGTTCGTGACAGAGAATGCGTAGCCGGGACGGATCCACCACATCCAGTCCAGATCTAGGTTGCCACTCCCGAACCGTTCCTGCCGCATGAACATCATCGCCGACAGCGTGGCGATGAGACGCATGCCGCCGATCAGCGTCATCTGATTCGTCTTGTCGCTGACCGGAAAGAACGGCCACTGCACTTGCTTCAGCCTGAACCCGTGGCGAGATACGTCGAGCTTGTCGACGAGTGGAAGCCCAGCCTTGTCCCAGAATCGCAGCGGGGTGTCCGGCTGATTCGGAAGACCCACCGTGACGGCGTTGACGCGCTCTCCATCGTTACGGTCCGTCTCAGGGATGTCGTGGACGCTGCTGGCCACGAAGTCGTACGCCTGGTTCCAGGTCGACTTGCTGTACTCCTTGAGCGAGAAGCCGGGATCGTCAGGTGACGACGACACGAACGATTCTACCGACTCTTCACGCCATGGGCGGATACGGTAGACGAGGATCGGCTGTGCCCCGAGTGCCCTACCGAGCGCCGTCGGGTTATTGATGTGTTCGAGCGGAACGATGTCCTCGAAGAACTCGACGAACGACGTATCTGGCACGAAGGTGCCGGTCAGAAGCCCTACCAGGTCAGCGCCCGATGGGTAGAACTGGTCCGCCGATGGCAGCTTCCAACCCTTCACCGCATCGATCGCGTACGGCTTCTTGAACGCATCGAAGCACGAGCCTTCATCATGAATGACCTTGACGCCCTGCCCGATCTGGCAAGTGTTCAAGCTCGGCGGTAGGCGCATAATAACCAGCGTCCGCAGAAGCTCCGTCAGGAGGCTGCCGAGCTTGCCTTCGACGATCGTCGAGAACGCCATGAGGCGCGCACTCCAATCCTTCAGCGTGTAGAGCGTGCCGATGGAAGCGGTCACACCAGCGCCGACGAAGATCTGGCTGCGAGCCAGGAACGAGAGCCAGCTCTCGGCCGTAATCGTGATCTCGATCGACTCGTCACCGCCACTCTCTTGAGACGACAGCCCCGGTTTCGGAGCCGACACGACGTTGCCCCACGCGACGCATACGCCCTCGTTCGAGACCGTCAGCCAGTCGCCAGGCTCTGGTAGAAGCGGGCTCGCTGCGAGCATATCGTCGAACGGAATTGCGACCGTGACCGAGATATGTCCCCAGTCCTGGTTGTTGCACCCGCGCTCCCAGCTCGCGCGCACGGTGTATGGGAACAGCTCGAAGCTGCCGTACTCGTGACTGTGGCGTGTGATGCGCCATCCCTTACCGAGAGCCGGTCCGTGCGGCATCGGATCGAGCGGGTATCCTCCGTCCGTACCTCCGCCACCACCACCCTTATCACCGCCGTCACCGCTTGGACGCGGGGACGGTTTCGGCTTCGGTGAGTCTGGCTTTGGATTCTTATCGTTGTTCGGCTGCGGAACTGGAACCGGAACAGTGCGCGGCGTGACGGGGTGGTGGTCGATCGTCTGCGGATCTGCCTGGTCGATGCCCTTATTGTGCCCAGGTGCGCGGATCTCGGTTGCCATCTACTGTCTTCCATCGAACTTTTTGATGGTCAGGTTCAACATCTGAATCGACAGCGTCAGTGCTTTGATGGCTCCAGGCATGGCCATCAACAAAGCGTTGACAGGTACCTGTCCAGCGCCCATCTGAAACGCATCTATGCCCTGTCCAGTCTCCGCCTGCATCCATGCCGTATCAAAGCTGCCACGATTTGACAGTCGCCTCTGTTGCCCATGGCTGACAAGGTACTTCCACATGAGTAGCGGGATGCCGTCAGGCCCTGACTGCTCGTCGAGAGTGTGCATCGGATTCGATGCCGCGGTGTCACTCAGACCGCCCATCCATGATTGCGACTCACCGCGCGTCCACGCTCCGGAATACGCCCACGTGGCATTGACGCCAGCCTCACCTTTTCCGCGACTCAGGATCTTCTGCGTACGTGACGGAGATCCGGCGATTCCGCCAAGCTGCTCGATCAGGTCCGTGTGGGTGTTACTGTTACTCATCGCGTCCGCAAGGATCTGCGCATCGGCGTACGGCTTATACAGGTTCAACTGCTGGTCGCGCAGCGACATGACCGAGTTGCTCATGTTCGACAGGCCGCTTGCTCCGCGTAGACCCATGGCCTCCATGCCTGGCGTGTTCTGCATCCGTCCAAGCATGGATGTGAAGTCGCCAAGGTCTGGCGACAGTCCCTGCATCGCCATCGTCTGCGTATGACCAGCGATGATGCCGAGAAGCCTCTCGATCGTGGATCCCGTCAGCCCCTGCGCCTGCGAATTTCCGATAACCCCTTCGATTATAGACTGGTCAGGCTTCATGCCGATATCTGGCCGACCAAGCCCCATGAATTGGGAGATGGCATCAATCCCAACACCTGAGTTGGCGACACGCCTGAAATCGAAGTCGTCATCCTTAGGGCGATAGCCGATGCCGCGGGTGTATGACCCGAGCATGTTCATCGACTCTTCTGGGCTCAGCGATCCGCGACCAGTCAGAAGGCTGTCTTCGAAGAACTTGTCAGGGTCACTGACCATAGTTCCCGCCATGCGAGCCTCTGCAAGGCCTGTCGACATGGACCCATAGTTGTGCTGCTGCTCCGCCGTCAGCACCATGCCGTGAGAGGCGAACTTCAGACCTTCGGAGATAATCCCGCCAATCAATGGCAGCGACTTTGTCATCGCGCTCATGGATTCGATCGGACCCTGGAAGCCAGCGTCGCGCGACTGCTCCTGTTTTGCGATCCTGTCCGCCTGGTTCTGGTGGACGTCTGTGAGAATTTGGCTGATGTAGCTACCGGCCGTTGTGACCATCGAGCCGTATCCGCCAACGACAGCGCGAGCCGCGCTTGAGAAGTTGGGACCGTACGCTGTCGTGTTCGTGCTTCCGACCCATGACCTTGGTGGAGCTGGTTGCGCAGGTCCGCCGTAGTCATCCCACGGCTTGCGCCACGTGTTCACTGTGGACGGTGGGGCGGCTGACCAGGACGACGACTGCGTCCCGCTTGGTGCGACACCGCCGAAGGTTCCGACTTGAGCAGGACCATTCCATGGTTGAACCGGACCCTTCGGCCCCTGCGTCGTCCACGCACCGACAACCGCCTGCGTGCTGACCGTCGAGCCCGACTGCGGCTGCGCACCCGGAGCGCCGCCTTGCGTGTTCTGGACCGATCCTCCCGGCATGGATGGGCCACCGGCGCCACCGGTGAAGCCCAGCTTCAACAGCTTGGCGGCCTGCGCGGCCGTCATCTGGACGTTCCTCATGAAGTCTGAGGTGTCCGCCGTGATCTTGATGCGTGTGACCGGAGGATCAGCCATCTTCGACCTTCCTTCTGCTGGCGAAGTAACGGTCGAGGATCGGATTGCCGCTCGATTCCCCGCGCTCAATCTGCCCTGCGACCATGTCCGACTCCACGTCCTTCCAAAGGTGCTCTGGGAGCCTGAGCATGGCCAACTCTAGCGCATCCGTGTCCGAGAGCCTGTTTCTGGTCGGATCGCTACTTCGCGCCGGGAACTCCGCCGGGAGCTGGGATGCCAGATACCACCATCCGTCGTGGCTTCGGCGCTCCTTGACTCGGAGCATCACCTCCCGATCGAAACGAACGCTCGTGTTCTACGAGCCCCCCGTTGATCGACATGAGCAGCTCGAAGTCGGTCGACAACTCGGTCATGAGCGCGTTCATCTGGTCGTCCGTCAGCTCGCGCACCTGCACCGACACCCGCGCCAGCGCACGGAGACGGTTGCGGTCGTCCCACGCGAGGTTGTCGACCGGGACACCTGCGAAGCGCACCACACGCCGGCCGATCTCCGTCACCTCATCGCCATCCGGCACGCGCGAGATGAGCACCCTTGTCTGAGCCGCGCCAGCGAGGTCGGTGTACTCGACGGTCAGCGTGATCTCGCGAGGCGTCAGCTTCTTCTGCACCTTCGCCGTCACACCCGCCAGAGACTCCCCACCACGACCGAGATTCGCGACGTCAAGGACATCAACCATGGAACTATCCGTTCGCGCCCGAGCGCATGTACGTGCCTTGCATCTGGGCTCGCGTCATGACCGTCATACCGCGCCGCACGCTGATGTTCTGGCTCTCCAGCTTCAGACCTTCCACGCGGAAAATCTGAGCCTGCGTCCTGGTATTGTAGACGATCGCCTGCACGGGAGGAAGCTCGGAAATCTGGTCGTCTCCGGTCCGCGCCAGACCGAACTTCTTCCAGTCCTCGGCCTCGATGTAGACCGCCCCGGCCGAGACCGAGACCGACGTTCCGTCTTCGAGGATCTCGATCGAAATCTTCTTGCCGAGCACGTCCACACGCACAAGCTGATGGATCTCATTGCAGTCGACGTCCGTCGCCGCACCCATCTGCGTGCTCTTGAGATAGAACTCGGCGGTTGCGCCTGTGACAGCCCCTGTGAGTGACATGCGAACCCTCCTATCAGGCTGCGAGCGCGAGTTGGAACGATGTGAGCTTCACGGTCTGGCGACGGATGCGAACCTTCAGCCCGAGGAAGTTCAGCGGGTAGACCGAGTCGATGTCGATGCCGATGTTGACCAGGTCGCCGACCTGGTCGAGCGTGATCGAGTCGCCGTTGAAGTCTTGGATCAGGCCGCCATCCTTGGCTTCCTGCGCGAGACTCTTCACGGCCGACTTGATGATGGCCGGCACGTTGTTCGTGATCGGGTTTCCGATGCGCGCAATGAGACCGGCTCGCATGAAGAGGCAGAACTGATAGACGCTCTCGTTCGCCGAGACTTCCGTCCGCGCCGGGTCGTCCGTCGTCTTGAACGTCGTCAGCGCACGGACCACCGAGAAGCCGTCCGTCGTCTGCGCGATGAACGTGAGACCGTTCTGAATCATCTCCTCGCGCGTCGTGACCGGACTCCATCCGCTGTTCTGTCGCACCCCGAGGATGTTCAGGAACTTCGACGTGAGCGGCACCGCGACACCAACCGCGCACTGCGCAGCGGCGAGACGGAGCGCCGTGTACATCGGCGACGTCCATTCGGCCTTGCCGAGAGGGCCGTATGCCTTGCAGTCCTGGCCGACGAGCGAGACGTGGCGCGTGTTGAGGTTCGTCCGGCGCGTCTTGAGCTGGGCCTTGGTCTCAAGCGTCGCTGACCCGACCCACGCGTTGCACTCGTTCGCGCCTCCGCCTGCCATGAGCTTCGCGTGGGCCGACACCTTGGCGTGGATTGCAGCGCTCTCCGACATCGGAACGAGCACCCGGGCCGGAGCGAGCTGCATCCCGGTCAGAGCCGAGTCCCAATCACCGTCCGCCGACGCCGTCTTCGTGCCACCCGTCAGGTAGCCCGTCACCGCTACCGGAGGACCGCCACCCTCGACCAACGTCGCAGTCACAAGCGCCGAGTTGGCGAGTGCATCCACGAACGCGCTGGCGAGCCTCTGGAACTGCAAGGCGCCACCGACGATGGTCACGGACGTCACAGGGTCCATCTCGTCGAGACCGACCGAGGCGCCCTCGTCGCTGATTCCTCCGACGATGTAGTTCGCGAATCCGTCGATGTAGTCAGCGAGCGCCTTGGCGGTCGAGAAGTCGGTCGAATCTCCATCGAACGCCTTGCCCGAGAACATCGCCGTCGTGGTGCCGGCCGTGACCGCGTAAGCGATCGAGGTGATCGTCGCGAACGTGTGCGCCGTCTGCTTGGTTGACGCAGCCTCGTCCGTCCAAGTCAACGTGTCGGTCTGAGCGTCCCCGACGTCATCGACGCCAATGACCGTTGCCGTGAACGTCACCCCAAGTCCGGCCGCTCCGGACGGGAGCACTGAAACCTTGGAGTTGAACGGCTCGCTGAGCGACCCGACCGTCTGCGCCGCGTTCAGCTCCCTGGTCACCGCGACCGAGAAGTTCCCGTTCTGGACGAACGTGGCAAGTGCCGTGGTCCACGGGCTTCCGCCATCCAGTTGCAGCGTGAAGAGGTTGAGCCCTTCGATGTTGGTGTACTCTTCCGAGACACCAGCGCGCGACAGCTCAACGGTGTAGACGCCGGTGTCGACCGTAACCGCGACCAGGGTCTGATTCCCCTTCGGACCATAGGTCGTCGCCTTGAGCGTCACGACGTCGTTTCCGAGCGCGTCGACCATCGTCAGCGATGCCTGAGTCGACGGCTGTGTGCTGCACAGGAAAATGTCGGTCGGACCGCCAGCGATACGGTCATCTGCGGCAGGGTTGAAGATGATGCCGGAGAGGCGCTTCATCTCCAGATCGCCAGGATTCAGCGCGTCGAAGTCGGCCTTGCTCGTGAGCTGGACCGGAACGTACGGCGGCAGAAACGGGAAGTCGCCGATGACGCCGAGCGTCTTGAAGAGACCGGTAACGCCATCGTTCGCCGAGTAGTCGACGTCGAAGTAGACGCCAGGCGTGCGGATGAGTTGCCCGTTGATGTTGATTCCGTCCGGCATCTCAGCCCTCCGTGCGAACTTTACCGCCAGCATCGTAATGGCGCACCCGAAGGTACGCCGGATTGCCCGGGACAGCCAAAAGCGCCGGGAATGACGTCCCGCGCTGCAATACGACCACCAGCTCGCGCTTGAACATGCCGAGCTGCTCGGGAGCCATCTCCGGCGCCGGGCGCAGGTCTTGGGCTGCCCCGAACCCGAACGAGCTGTAGCCGGCGGTCTCTTGGAGCCACTTGGCGCCGACGTGGATCAAGATCCGCACCATGGTCGCGTAGATGGCCTGCACCAGCTCCTTCTTCGAGGCGAATATCGTGATCTTGACCTTGCTCTCTCCGAGCACCGCACCGTCACCGTTACCGCCGAACTGGCCGAGCACCCCATCAACCATGGACTCGCCACCAAGCTCGACCATGACGGCCGGGGGGACGGTCTGACCGTTGATGCTGCCAAGCTCGATCTCCAGCCGTTTTCCGTTGACCAACAGCGCATCGCTCCATTCGAGCGCGATGGCCGGCTCGATCTGAAGCTGCTCGAACGTCCTGACGAACTCCTCCGGGTGGTCGACGATGTAGTTCCAACCCTCTTGCAGGACTTGCAGGATGTGGATGTCGGCGACGATCATTGGAAACCGTCCATGAGCGCGTTTTCGATGAGGCCTGATTCGCTCAGAGCCTTGGCCGCGATCTCGTCCACGCGTTTTACGACGTCCGCTACGATCTGATTCCGCTTGATGCCGCGATGCATCCACGGCTTGCCGAAGACGCTCATCATGCGGAAGCTGCCGCCGATGGGGATCGCTTGCGAGATGCGCCCAGGACGCAGCACGAACTTGCGCATGTCGTAGGGTCCTTCGGTTCCACGACCTCCGGGACCCATCCCTTCCTCGACCATGTGCGGGACGATGCCGCTGATCACGATCTCGCAACCGTCGCTCTCCGGTTCCGTCTTCACGCCCTCTTTGGGATCCGTATTGCCGACGAAGCGATCGTAGTAGGCGATAGGCAGCGCATTGAGCGCGCCGCGCTCGATCTCCGCCTGGATCGACTCCGACAGCTTGTCGTTGAAGTTACCGGCCAAGGGGGTCACCCATGTCTTCGAGCCAACACATGGCCCGGACCGTCATGTTGTTGAGCAGCGGCTCTGGCTCCACCCCGTCCTGAATGACCGACCAGTTGCCGGCGAACTGTGTCGTACTCGGACTGTCGATGATCGCCACGAGGAAGTCACCGACGACGAACTCGACGCCGTCTACCGTCCCCGCATGGTCTGCGGTCCAGTATTGAAGATGCGTCGCACCGCTCGGGAAAGCGCCAGACAGCGGGTTCCATGCTCCGACCAGCTCGGTCAGCGTGGGGCCACCACCGACGTAGCAGTCGCGATGCGTGTGTGGATGCGACTTGACGATGTAGCTCGGGTGGCACGTGAAGACGAACGATGCCCACTCACCCACCGCAGGCGACCCGACCCCACCCCCGCCGTCGATCCACACGATCACGCCGTCGACGACGTTGAAGTCAACGCCGCGCAGCATCTCGCCGTCCACCACATTACCGTTCGCGTCTGATCGCGAGGCGTAGAGGACGCCCATCAGCATCGTCGCTGGAACGCTCGGGTCGGAGTCAGACCCAACCGTCACGTAACGCTCGACGATCGGATACGTCAGTGCGGTCGTCGCCCCCGTGCGCTGATAGCGCTCGGTGTAGATGCGGACCTCATCAAGCACCACGAACCGATCGAGGTGGTTCGGGAGGTGCTCCGGCAGGAGCGTGATGCCGACAACGCCGGACGTGAACGATCCGAGCTGCTGGAGCCACTTTGGATCCATCGACGATTCGTTGACGATCGCCTGGATCGTCTGCGCGCCGTAGTAGAAGTTCCCGGTGCCATTGCAGAGCGGGCACTTCACCGGCGCCTGCTTGGTCTGCGCGCTGAAGCCTCCAGCCTCGTACTTGCGACCACACGAACACCGAGAGCGTTTCTCCCAGCGGACGCGCATGCCCTGCTCGAAGAGCTGCTTGCGCAATTCGATAGGATTGAAGTCCACCCGAAACGGATCCATCGGAGGCTTGTAGCCGATGATCTCGGTTGGCATCAGATCACCCGCGCTTCCGCCACGGAGTAGATCGAGCGCAGCGAGTCGATGCGTTGCTGGTAGCGCTTCGCATACCCGTCGATGCGTGCCTTGTACCCACCGCCGGAACGGCTCTGCGAGAGACCGTCTTGCGAGATCGACTTCGAGGTAACGCCCGGACCCATGAGCGAGTCGCCCGCCATCTCAAGGACGAGACTCGCAGCACAGAGGCCGATCGCGTCCTTGGCGAGAGCCGGCAGCGGGTAGGTTGTCCCGTCGAAACCGGCGTTGACGTCCAGCTCGAACCAGGCTGGCCCACGACCGTTGTACATCGGACCGAACATGCCGAACCACGAGAGCGTGCCCGTGAAGGCTGGCGACGTCCGGTCGACGATGATCTCCATCTCGCTGCGGTCAGCATCACGGATGTGGATCCACGACGCAGGAACCTGGAACGGGCTCGGCTCGTTGCCCCACTTCACCTTCAGCGAATTGACGACGCGCAGCGGACGCTTCGTCACCTGCATCAGGTAGAACGGACCCGAGGTCGACACGACATCCTCGCGCCCGATGACGCCGGTCCACCACCCGAGACAGATCCCGACGGCCGTTGAGACCGTCTCGATCGCCATCTCGATCTGCTGCGTGAAAAACGCCGAAGGGTAGGGCTTACCCTCCGGAGTCTGCATCTTGACGTCGAACAGATAACCCGCCTTGAGCCAGGCCTCTGTCAGTCCGGCCGGTGCGGTGTATCCCATTCGGTTACGCCTTCTTCTTGGCCTCGACGGCCTTCACGGGCACCTTCTCGACCGGCACCTGCGGAACCACGATCTTGGTCGCCTCGTGCTCGGCACGAAGCGCTGCTGCGTCGCGCTCCTTCATGGCGCGGAACTCGCCGGCCTTGGTGAGCTGACCCATCAGCCGAAGCTCATCATCCTTCGCGGCTGCGACGGCGCTGTCGGCCTTGTGGAAGCGTTCCTTCCAGAGGAGCGCATCATCCACGTAGACCTTCTTGGTCACGACGCCTTCGAGCTTGCGACAGAGCGCTTCCGTGGAAGGAGACAGATCGACCGGCAGCATCTTCTCGGCGTCGACCGCCAGGAGTGTGTCGCCGATTTGCACGTGCGAGCCATCCGCAAGAGGAACGCACCAACGGAAGTATGAAGCCATGGTTGAAGGCCTTTCAAACGGAGAAAAGGCGGCCCCGGAACATACCGAAGCCGCCCCCTCTCATTTCACTCTCAGATCGTGTTCTTGACGTTCTTGTAGTGGATCTGGCGACGCGGGTGCACGACGTGCGGGGCCGAGAAGCGCGCGATCACGAAGTCGGTCACGAGGAACGGCTGCGGGATCGGGAAGCGCATCGTGCCGAGCAGGACCGCTTCGTACATCGCACCCTCGGTCGTCTGGAGACACGCCACGTGCGACGTGCCAGGGATGTCCGAGTTGGTGTCGGTGAAGAGCGAGCCAGCCGCCGTGCCGAGCGCGTTCGACTTGAAGCGCTTCATGAACTTGCACGTCGACGCGGCGCCGTTCTTGTCCGAGCGCCAGATCTCGTACGCCACCAGCTCGTTCCCCGACGTGCTCTTGATGGCGGCGTCCGCGAGGTCGAACGGGACGACGTCTCCGGCCGCGATCGTCTTCTGCGGCGTCGTGTACTCCAGGGCCGCGCCCTGCACGAAGAACGCCTTGATCTTGTAGTAGTACAGACCGGCGTCAGCCGCTCCGAACTGTCCCGTGCCCGGAGCCGGCGTGATCGACGTGACCTGACCAGCACCGAAGGTCCCTGCCGGCGAGCCCGAGAGCGCGCCCGAGATCTCCGGGTAGTGATTGATGAGCGGCGTGAGCACGAGCTTGATCTTGCGCTGGCGCGCCGTGACCAAGTACATGCCCGACGGGTTGAACTGCCACCCGCCACCGAGCGCCACGTTGCCGTCCGCGCCCATCTGGGTCCAGCGGCCGTTCGGGGCACCCTGCGCCGAGAGCGTCGCCCACACCTGGTCGTCGAGGCAGACCATGTCGATCTTCGCGAACTTCGGGCGACCCGAGATGCGCGCGATGTCGACGAGCAGTCGCTCCCACGTGAGGTTCGTGTTGCGCAAGTCGATGACGTTGACGTCGGCGACGCCGTTCGCGTCGATCTGCGTCAGGACGCCGTCGAACTCCAGCGACCAGATCGCCGAGTCCGCACGCCATAGCGCGCTCTCGTAGTTCTCGATCATGGAACGGATGCCGTTCGCAGTCTCGAACTCCAAGCCCTGACGCGACACCATCGGCGCCCCACCGGGGTTGATGCCGCCGAGGATGCCCGCGGCGCTCGCCTGGTGCGTGATCCGGCGGTGCGTGCCGAAATACTTGATGTCGACGATGCGCTTGTCGATCTTCGTCGTCTCGACCGATGGGATCGAGGACGTGCCTTCCGGCATGAAGTTCGGGACGTCTCGATCGCCGTACGACGTGACCACGACGGTCTCGTGACGGGACGAGATGATGTCCTTCTTGACGAGCGTCTTCGAGAGAACGACGTCATCCTCGGACAGCGTCTCGCTCGACCACATCTTGTCGATGGACTGCGGCACCATTGCCGCGAATGGCGAGTCGCTAACGGCCGAACCCTGCGTGGGTGTGCCGAGCGTAGCGCCTGCCTTGGAAATCCCCCAGCCTTTCTTCAGCCGCGCCTTCAGCTCGGCAATCTGCTGGTCGGACCCGAACTCTTGCGGGGTGTAACCAAACATCGTTCTCTCTCCTTGTTTGCCGAGCTATCGGCCTGGACTTCAGGCCTTGTAGCCAATGGAATTCGCGATGGCCTCGACGTCCGGCGTCGGGTCGCAGAGTTGCGAGACCGCGAGACGGAGCGCAGCGATACGTTCGCTGACCTTGGCGTCGACGACGCCCTTCGTGATCTGCCCGAGCTGAGCGATCGCCCAGTCCGAGACCATGTCGCCGTCGAGAGCGCCGGTCTTCTCCGGCCCATCCATCGGGCTGCGGTCGAAGCTGGTGCCAGCATCGGCGGCGCGTCCGGGGCGCTGCGCGAGCGGGACGTTTTCCATCTTGCCGAAGCTCTTCTTCAGCGTCTGGTAGTCCTTGGTCAGCGCCTTGATGAGGACGCCCTGGCCCTTGATGAGGTCGCTCTGGCTGTTCACCAGCGCCGTGAGCTTCCCGACGGACTGCTCGATGCGACCCTCAACCTGTGCACCGACCGCCTTGGCGATGTCCTTCACGACCTCGTCGGGATCGAAGTCGAAGCTGTGATCGTGGCTGACCTCGGTCTTCGTCCGCGGTCCCGACTTGGCTTCCTTCGTCGCGTAGGTGTCGTACGCCTTCGACAGCTCGTCGCCGACCTCGTCGACCTCGTCACCGTCGGGCTCGGTACCCTCTTCACCCTCGTCGCCGTCGGGCTCCGACTCGCCGCGGGCCTTCATGATGGTGTCGATCTCGGCCTCGGAGAGACCGGCAGCAGCCGCCTTTTCGCGATCAAACATTGGTCTTCCTCCCGGTATTCATGGCCGAGACGGCCATTTCACATTCTGCAAACGACAAGCTGGGAACCTTGCGGGCAATCCGCAGAGCGGCCAGCTCGTGATTGGTGACCCCCTTCAAGAGGTCTGCTCGCACCATATCCTGACGCGTCATCGACCGACGAAAACGTTCCAGATATGGCTGGACATCGGCATCGAAGATCCCGAGCTGTCCCTTCGCGAGGCTCGACATGCCCATCATGATCGGGTCCATCCAAGCCAGCGCGACTTTGGGCATGGCGTCGATCGCGACGCTGTGGATGATGGACTTCGTGATGCGCTTCCAGTTCTTCGGATGTCGCGCGAGTGCCTGTCCCTCGATCGAGAATCCGAGGCCACGCCCGCTGCCACCAGACTGCAACATCGTCCGGTGCTGGTTGTAGATGTCGCGGCCACGCGGACAGTCGCGAACGAAGAGGCGTCCCTCCATGCGCGTGTAGTCCGGCGTGCCGGGGACGAACTGCACCGATGACGGACGGCCAACCACGCGCGAGCGCGAGTAGGGGTGTCCATCGGTGATGGAGCCGTACGCCTTGAAGACGCGCCAGTCGATCCCTCGCTGGTCCATCTCCTCCTCGTCAGCGTCGACGACATCGGCCGTGATGATGCCCTTGATGGGCACCCACTCCGGAAGGTCTCCGCTCAGCGACTTCGCGATCGGCTCGCAGATTTCCATGGGAGTCCACAAGCTGAAAAAGCCCGTGTCGGTCCCACCCTGAAATGCGTCGCCCAAGTACCCTCGCGCATGAACGGGCGCAATGCGCGCCACGCACGAGAGATACACTGACCGGCGCTACACCGCGAAAAGTGTCATGCGCCAGCGAGACGACGACGCTCAGCCTCGTACACCGGACGCTGCTCCGGCGGCACACGGGCGGCGAAGGCTTGGGCCTCGCTGAAGATCTGCTCCTGCCTGGATTTGAGCGTGCGTGCGTGAAGCGCTGACTGCATGCGGTAGCGATCATCGTCACGCGGCATGTCGTGCGTCGGCAGCTTCGCCAGCTCGGACGCGATCCGCTGCGGACGCTGCGCCACGTCCATCTTGTCGATCTCGCTCAGCGTCCTGCGGAACGTCTCGCTGACCGGAGACCCTGCCTTCGTCAGTACGCCAGCAGCATCCGCGTGCGAGCGGTACGTCTGGCCATGTTGGAGCATGTGCTCGTGCGCCTCGCGTGCGAGCTGGCAGGCCTTCTCGTCGTCGGTCATCGCCTTCGTAATGCTCTTGATACCCTTCTTCGTCGTCGAACCCTCGTGCCGCGAGAGGTACGACTCGGCCTTGCTCGGCGACATGCCACGATCCTGCGAGAGCGAGAGGTGCTCCTTCACCGCAGAGCGCACGGCGGCCTTGGCGTCGTCATGGCGACCTTCGGCGATGTGCTTGTCGGTCCCGAGGCGGTCGCTTCGCTTGCGCACCTTTTCGGCCTCGGCGTCGGAGAGCCCGTAGGTCTCCTTCGCGTGCTTGATGAGGTCGTCGTGGGTTGCCGCGGGGGTGGTCGGTTTGGCGGGCTCTGGCGCTGTGGCGGACGGCGCCTGAATCTTCGTGATCTCGGCCTTCGGACGCACCTTCGGCTCGGGTGGCTCTTCTGGAGCGGGACGCATGCGATTGGCGGGGCTGACGATGTTCGACGTACCTCCAGGCTTTTTCTCCAGACGCTTGTCGATATTGCCAGTCCATCGATCCGTCAGAACCGACCTACTGGTCTTGTGCTCGTCGGATAGATCGGGTCGCTCCATCTCGTCGGCAGCCTTCGTGTGGTCGGCAGCGGCGCGCTGATGGAGGTCCATCCTCTCACCATCGGACGAAGCTGCGACCTTGGCGTGATGCGCTGCGCGCTCACGATGATGCGCAGCGCGCTCGACGTTCTCGGGCGACACCTTGGGCTGTGACGGCTTCGCGGACTCTGCCTTCAACGCCGCCACGTGAGCGCGCTGCTCGTCGGATGCGGGCTTGGGGTTGTAGACTTTGCCAGGCTTGCTGGTGAGAGCTGCGCCTTCGCTGGCATGCAGCATCAAGTCCTTGATGCGAGCCTCATCATCAGCCTGCCCAACGATACCTCTCGAAACGTCGATGGCGCTCAACGTTTTATCGTGGGCTTCCAATTTCTTGGCGATCTCTTCCCGGTGCTTGTTGGAGCGCGGTTTCTCTTTCTTGAGAAGATGCATGCTCGCGCGAGTCCGGTCTTCACGCTCACGAAGCATTTTATGCAGATCGTCCGGCATCATCTTGCCAACCCTCGCATCACGCGCCGCTGCATCCACAGCCTTACGGTCCTCCGGTTCGGGCGCCTTCACCGGCGTCTTCGGATCGCCAGGCTCCGGCATCGATGCCGGAACATCCTCGTCCGCTTCCTTTACCTGCGTCTTCGTCCCGAGAGAGCCCTTCTTGTTCGCCAGCGTCTTGGTCGACGACCCGTGGTGCAGTCCGTCGGCGATCTGGTGGTAGTCCTCCTTGTGCGTCTTGTCGTAGGACGTCACAGAGCCGTTCTTGTGGTGGATGGTCATCTTGCCAGGGCTTCCGTGATAGCCTTCCCACTCGGTCCTCTTGATACCCGGGTCGCCCTTGATGTCGTGACGAATGCGGATCGGGGGGGCACCCCCAGAGAAGTCGGGATCGCCATCGGGCTCGCCCTTCTCGTTCTGCTTGTCGATCTCCGCCTGCTTGTCAGCGAGACGCTGCTTCTGGTGCGCGGCATCGCGGCTGAACGTCGGGTCGGTCTCGCCGATCTTCGCCGTCCTCTTCTCACCCCTTTGCGCCTGCTTCTCGCCGACACGTGCCGCCACTTGCTTGACCATGGCCTCGCGCAAATTCTTTGCGTTGTCCTCGGGCGTCGCGAACTTGTCCGCTCGCTTCTGTGCCGCATCGACGTGCTTGTCGGTGCCGTACTTCTTGGCCGCTGCGAGCTGCTTGTCAGCTCCGGCCTTGGCCTTGCCATGCGCCTCGGCGATGCCGTGCGCGTGGTACGCCGCCAGCTTCTCGTGCAGCTCGTCGTGCGACATCTCGACGGGGATGTTGTCGTCGGTGTGCGAGACGATGAGCTTGCCCGTCTTCTTGTTCTTGCCGTGGATGTGGAGGTGCCCGCCGTTGAAGGCTAGACGGGTGCCAGCCTTCTCCCAGTGCTCGCGGTTGAGAACGTGTCCCTTCTGTCCGGCGACGCCCACCCCGTAGAAGTAGCGGTACTTCCCGTTCGCACCCATGACGCGGCGGACGTACTTCGGTGCCGGTCGGCCGCCCGTGACTGTCCCAGCCTTCGAGATCAGCTCGAAGCATTCCGAGCCGTCCAAGAGACGACGTGGCGTGCCCTTCTGGATGAACGACTCGAAGATGCGCTGGCCCTGCTCGAAGGACAGCGGGAGCCACACGAGGGACGGGGGCGGACAGCATTGGAGATCCATGGACACCTCTCGACGAGAGCCTAGCACGTCATGGGCGCAACCGAAGAATCGACACTTTCGCTATCTTGACAGGAATGTGATAGTGCTTCCTGTCTGTATTCGGAGGCTTTCATGTCGCGAGAGACGTCGATCAGTTTGCGCCCGCCAGTCATCGCGTGGGTCGCCGGTATCCGAGACCGGATGTTTTCGGAGTACATCCGCGACATCGTCATGAGCCCGTCCTTCGCAAGCGCTCCCCACTTTGAGTGCCACGGCACTGCCGTCGTCTACCGCCTGTCGCTCATTGGCGACTCGGCGCGGGTGTTCGACAAGATCGCGCCGACGCAGCGTAGCCGTATGGTTTGCTCAGCCATCGCGCAGCGTGCGGCAGGAGTGCTGAACGCCCGCGTGACACTGATGGTCCGTGCGGACTTTGCCGAGGCAGAACGCGTTCGGCAGGCCAACAACGGAACCTTTACGGAGACGTACCGGCAGCGCTGTATTGCGCTCGGGGTGTATGGTGAACTTGCCACCATCGAGCGCGAGCTGCACTTCATGCCGGAGATCCCGAACGTGTCCCTGTTCGAGGTCGCGACAGGAGCGACACCAGTCCCATAGCCTTCGTGATGACGTTGTGCTTGGCGATGACTTCGAAGAGCGCATCGAACGCCTTCGAGATCTTCGTCCGCTCTTCGCCTTGCGGGTAGACCTGAGCGGTGCGCGACAGCTTCTCCGTGATCTCCTTCCGGATCACTTGCGCCCGTTCGTACTTCGCCTGATAGGCGACTCGCATCGGGTCGCCAGGCTTCGAGGCGTTCGCCTCCTTGACAGCCCGCTGCATCCAGTCGCGAAGCTGCGCGTACTCGGGGTGCACGGAGATCGCATGCGCCACCACGCGAGGATGCGGCTCGATGAACTTACCCGTCTGATACGTCTTCTTCGTGCCGTACACGAGATAGTCGTTGCGCATGCTCTTCGTCGGCATCTTGTCCTCGATGTACGACTCGAATGCACGCGCCCACAGCTCGACCTTGCTGCCCCAATACTTCTTCCCCAACGCCGCTCCGTCCTCGGCGTAGTTGCTGATGAAGATGGCGCGCTTAGCGTCTTCGAGCGCTGCGCTGAGCCCGGGGAACTGCGCGCCGCTGATGCC